TTGAAGGGTTTGCGCGTACAGCTAACACGGCTTTAGGCATAAGCGAAACGGCGGCGCTTGCAGCCGCTGGCACGTTTGCAATATTTGGTAAGTCCGCTGGCTTGGCTGGTAAAGACTTATCAAACTTTGCTACAGAACTTGTAACCCTTGCAGCCGATTTAGCTTCGTTTAATAACACGTCTGTAGATGACGCTATTACGGCGTTAGGTTCAGCGCTTCGAGGCGAAGCCGAACCGTTACGCAAGTACGGCGTGTTACTAGATGACGCAACTTTAAAAGCAGCCGCAACCGAGCTAGGTATTTATAGCGGCAACAAAGCTTTAACCGCGCAGCAAAAAGTTTTAGCAGCGCAACGCGTAATCTTTTTACAGACCGCAGACGCGCAAGGCGATTTTGCCAGAACCAGCGACGGTTTAGCGGCGCAACAAAAAATCTTAGGCGCAACGTTTGACGATATTCAACAAAAATTAGGGCAAGCATTTTTACCTATATTTTTAGACGTTGTAACGTTTCTTAATGAAAACGTAGTACCAGCATTTGAACGGGTAGCTACGGTTATTGGTGAAAAGGGTTTTGTTAAAGGTTTGCAGCAAGCCGCGCACGAATTAGGTAGCAGCGGTACGGCAATAGTAAACGGGTTTAAATTTGTGGCTGTTAACGCTGCACGGGCCGCTAACGCCATTTACAAATTCTCGATAGTTACAGCCGCTTCATTACAACTAATAGCAGGCGATCGCATAGCAGGCCTTAAATTATTAGGCAAAGCGTTTGACAATTTAATAGACATAGGCGCACTAGAAAACAGCTTTACCCGTTTTCAAGCTGGTATTGGCAATATAGCTAGCGCTTCTGGGTATTCAAGTTTTGCAGCCAAAAAATTAGCAGAAGACGCTAAAGCAGCTGCAGACGCGGCAGAACTATTAGGCGAAAACGCAGGCGGTAGCAAAGGCGGCGCTAGCAAAAAACTTAAAGAAATGGCAGACCGAGTAAAAGAAGCAGCGGCAGCGCTTAATAAAGAAATGGGCGACGCGTTAGACGCCGCTAAAGACCGTCTTAAAACAGCGCAAACAGAATTTGACAACTTCAGTAAGTCAGTTTCTGACGTTATAACTAATGCGCTTAATTTTGGGCAGGCATTTGAAGAAGGCGGCGAAGACGCAGGTTTGACGTTTTTTAGTGCGCTACAAAAACAGGCCGATAAAGCTAAAGAGTTTGCGGACCTAGTCGAGCAATTGCTAGCAGCTGGTTTAAGTAGCGAAGCTTTGCAACAAGTTATAGACGCTGGTATAGATAGCGGTAGCCAGATAGCTAAAGAACTTTTAGCGTCTAGTGAAAACGTTTTACGGGCTAACAAACTTGTAGAAGAAGTTAACGCTATTGCTAAACGTATTGGCGAAGTATCGGCAAACAACTTTTACGCGGCAGGCGTCGCTAACGCCCAAGCCTATTTACGCGGCGTTGAAGAAGCCATAGCTAAGGCGCAAGCAAAGCTAGGCGTTAAAGGTTTGAAGCTGGCTGACGTTAAAGGTATTGGCGCAGGGTTTGACCAAACTATAACTAACCCAAGCCTTACAGCGCCTACTATGCCTACGCTTCTGCCAGTAGGTGCGCCTACAGATAAAGGCAGGCCGTTAGGTAACGTAACTATTAACGTTACGGGCGGTTTAGCTACTACTGCAGAAACAGCGGTAGCGGTCAATAATGCTTTGCTGGCCTATAACCGTTTGGCTGGGCCGTCGCAATTCCAGGTTGCCTAATGGCTGGGGTAGCAGTTGTAGGTTCTGGTAATTACGAATTGTTTATAGATACAGGTTTTATTCAAGACGGCTTTACGTTAGACGACGCTACGGCAGGCGTTTTAAATAATACGCAATACGTTTTAAACGGTACTACTAATTTTGCAGGCGTTTTAGACGGTTGCGTAAACGTAAACGTAAGGCGCGGCAGACGCGATCAAGGCGACCAGTTCGGTACTGGCACTATGTCATTTACGCTTAGCGATACGTCAGGTATTTTTAACCCGTTTGACGAACTTAGCCCATATTTTGACCCAGCTACGGCGCAGCCTGGTTTAGCACCTATGCGTAAAGTCGAGCTAGTCCGATACGACGATTTAAATAATGTCGAATATCTTTTTAAAGGCTACATAGTTAACTATGACTATAATTTTGCTTTAGGTGGCATAGATACGGTAACCGTATTTTGTGCAGACGATTTTTATTTATTAAGCCAAACCGTTTTAGATGAATACAACGTAAGCGAAGAATTGACTAGCGCACGGCTTACAGCTGTTTTAGATTTACCAGAAGTTAACTTTCCAATAGCCCAGCGCAATATTTCTACAGGCGTTGCAACTTTAGGCGGCGCTGCAGCGTTTACCGTCGAGCAGGGCACAAACGTTTTAAGTTATTGCACTGACATAAACGACGCCGAGCAAGGCCGTTTGTTTATGTCGCGCGACGGGTTACTAACGTTTCAACCGCGTGTAGGTAACACGCTTAGCGGGTCGGTTGCAGACTTTCACGACGACGGCACAGAAATAGTCTTTAATCAGTTGGGCATTAGTTTTGAAGCTGACCAAGTAGTTAACCGCGCAGTAGTTCAAATTTTAGGTAGCAATAACCCGCAAACGGCAGACGACGCAGCCAGCCAAGCCAAATATTTTATACAAACCCAAAGCATTACAAACAGCCTTTTACATAATGACACTGCAGCCGCAACACTGGCCAGCTACCTACTTGAAGGCGAACCAGAACCGCGCTACACGTCTGTAGGTACGGCTTTAAATATGTTGACTACAGCGCAGCGCGACACAGTAGCCATAATAGATATAGGCGACACAATAACGGTAGAAAAAACGTTTACTAGCGGCGCTGGTACTACAGAACTAGCCCAAGAATTAAGTATTGAAGGCGTTGAACATACGTTAAATATTGGCGACGGCCATAAAATATTGTTGTTTACTAGCCCTACAACTATTGTTTATGAACTGATCTTAAATGACGCTATTTTTGGGGTCATAGACGCTGGCAACGTTTTAGGGTAAAGTAAAGGATACTTATGGCAAATACACAAACTTCAGTACCTGCGTTTGTAGCGTCGCAAGTTTTGACCGCGCAACAGCAAACCGAAATAAATACGGGCATACCTGTTTTTGCTACAACGGTTACGCGTGATGCGGCGTTTGGTGGTGCGGGCGAAAAGGCGCTTGCTGAAGGTCAGTTTGCTTATATCGAAGCAACTAATGCAACGCAATATTATGACGGCGCAGCGTGGCAAGCGGTTGGCGCGTCAAGCGGTTTGACTTTGGTCAAGACGCAAACTATTGGTAGTGCAGTTAATACGGTTACGGTTACAAATGCTTTTAGTGCGACTTACGACAACTATCTGATTACTATAAACGGTGGAGTAGGTAGCACTACTAGCAACGGCGTTTTACAATTAGGCGCGACTGCAACGGGTTACTACGGTTTTTTTGTTTATGGTAATTACAGTTCAAATACTGTAAACGGATTTGGTGCAACCAATTCAACTTCGTATGGCGCGTGTTTTGATTACAGCGCAAACAATATTGACGGCTATATGATTATTAAAAATCCGTTTTTAACTAAACGAACAATGTTTTTTACGCCCGCCGCCACCGCCGCCGCCGCAAGCGAAGTTCATTTTGGACAAGGATTTTTGGACAATGCGACCAGCTACACAGATATAAAATTTTTATGTAATGGCGCACAAACTTTGACGGGCGGCGAAATCAGAATATACGGAATGGCAAACAGTTAGGACTATATGACATACAAAATACAGATAGACGATTTAGTTCGCGACGCAACCGAAGACGAAGCTGCCGCGATTGACGCAGCGCAAGCCGAAACCGAAGCAAAAGCCGAAGCGCAAGCCGCCAAACTTGCAGCGCGTCAAGCCGTTTTAGACAAACTTGGATTAACAGCAGATGAAGCCGCCGCACTACTTGGCTAGTTTGGCGTTACTTGTAATGCTTACCGCTTGCGAAACAACACGCGACAACACAATTACGGTTAAATCTAAAGTTAAAAATTCTGCACTAAACACTTGTTATGTGCCAGATCGTTGTGGCATAACGCCGTGAAACGTTACAGATACAGCCCAGACGAATTACACGCGCGGTTAATTGTTACTGTAGGCGTATTGCTGGCCGTAGTTTTTAGCGTAATCGTTATAGGTATGGTTTATTTTTTAGGGTTTGTTTCGCAGCCTTTAGAGCAGTCGCCTAATGACGCGGCTTTCATAGATTTAATGTCAACTATCGTAGTTTTTTTAACTGGCACATTATCGGGCTTGGTTGCGTCTAACGGTATTAAAAGCAAACGTAACGAATATTTAGGCGAAGATGACTAGACCGTACACAGCTGCTAAAGCGCCCGTAGCGTCTGGCCCGCTGGCAGGTAATGACGAATTTATACGGCAAGTAGTTAAACGGTCTATGGGTTCGCTTTGGAATAATGGCAGTTTTATAATTAGGGATATTCGGACAAAGCCTGGCCAGTTATCTAATCACGCGCGCGGTTTGGCAACTGATTTTAGTTATAGAAAAATGACTGACAAAGGTTTAGTAGACGGGCGCAAAGTTGCTTTGCCGTTTATATACAAGCTGTTAGAAAATGCAGACGTTTTGCAAACTGAATTGGTTATTGACTATCACGAAAACAGAAGCTGGAAATGCGATAGGGCAACTTGGATCAAAGGCAAGTGGTCAGGCGGCGACTGGTTTCATATCGAAATATCCCCAGCTATGGCTAATGACGCAAACCTAGTAAAACAAGCGTTTCAACAAGTTTTTAAGGATATGCCACAAACTGTTTAGCGCATAGGTTAAGGTTTGTTTAACCCTTTACCGAGAAAGTTAGGCCGTATATGACCCTTTTAAGCAAAGCTGTTATTTCAGCGTTAGTAGCGATTACTTCACTGTTTATATTAAAGCCGCCGCCCGCACCTACAGCCAGCGACTTACAAACGCCGTTTACAAGCGTTTACGAAGCATACGAAGCACCTATAGGCATACCAGCGCCTACGACGTCTACGACGCTTCTAGCGCCTGCTATTGACCTATGCGGGCAAGTATTTAATATGGCTAAATATGTAGGCTGGCCAGATCACGAACTAGGCAAACTAATAGCCGTAGCGCAACGTGAAAGCCGTTGCCAGCCAAACGCGTTTAACCCGCGCGACCCTAACGGCGGTTCAGCTGGGGTAATGCAGATTAACTATTTTTGGTGCAAACCTAGTCAATATTGGCCAAAAGGTTATTTACAAGCGCACGGCCTACTCGAAGACTGCAGCGAACTATTTAATTTAGAAACCAATTTGCGTAGCGCGCTAGCTATTTACCGTTATAGCGACGGGTGGCGCGCGTGGTCAATTTAAAACACTTTTTAATCGCTTTGCTACTTACTGCGTACACGGCTTTGATATGGTACGGTAAACCCACTAACAGAAAGAACCGAGAAAATGAACGAAAACGTAAACGACGACCAGCAAAAACTATTTAACGCAGACAAAGCGCAACTAAAAGCGCTTATGCAAGTTATAAATCAAATATCAAACCGTAACGTACCGTTACGCGACCCAAGCGCAGTAGTAACTAATAAGAATATTCGAAACCTACAGAACTGGGCTAGCGAATACGTTTTTGACGACGGCGATTTAGTGCAAGATCTAAAGTCTGCAATTATTGAACTTCAATATTTATTGGCTGTAGTCAAAGACTTACGTAACCAGGTACAGCATTTAGAAAGCGAAAACGCACGTTTAGAACGGCTGGCTGCTAATGGAAATTAACGAATTTGGCCAGCCAGTTATTCAATTAACGCAAGACGATTATAAAAACTGTTACGTAATTATGGGCCTTATTCAATTAGATGTGAAAACCCGTAACGCTAAAATAACTTACACGGCTGAACCTTTATTAGCTGAAGCTAGAAGTTTGTGCGGGCTTTTAGGTGAACAGGCCGTAGCTAACTATTTTGGTTGCCCAAACGTATATAAACCGTATGACCCAAAAGCGCACGACATTTTAGGTTATGAAGTACGGGCTACTTATCACGAAAACGGCTGTTTATTAACACACGAACCAGACAATAAAAATTACGGCGATAAACCAGGCCGCTACATATTTGTAACTATTAACCAAAAAACTTTAACGGCAACTATTCGCGGTTACTCGACGCTTACACGCTGTAACGAACGCGCCGATAATTACCAAACTGGTTGGCGTTATCCTTGTTTTGCTATGCCACAAAATCAGTTATGGCCTATAGATATGTTGCCAGCCACTGACGAACTTTTAGCGTTCAGACAAACAAAGGCGGTTGCGTAATGGGTTTTAGCTTAGATAATTATGTAGACGTAGCTACACGTTTACAATTAGCGTTTGCAAAATATCCAGATCTACGCATACAAGAAACGCACCGTGAAGTTATAGAAATGCCAGACAAAAGTTGTTTTATTCGTTGCACTGTTACGGTATGGCGCGACGCAAACGATCCGATACCAGCGGTAGCTACAGCTTGCGAAATATATCCAGGCCGTACCCCGTACACAAAGACCAGCGAAAACGAAGTAGGTTTTACGTCTG